CCAGGTTAGTCACTGGAGAAAGACTATTCTCCAGATACCTGGCCTGCTGTGCATACCCACTGATGAGAGTAATCTCATCATTCCAAGAAGGGAACGTCTCAGGTGTCTACCAAAGTGCCTCGTACCAGAGAAAACAAACATCTGGTTGATTTTCCGGATGTCCTGATTGTTCCATCAGGTAAATCCAATAAAATCAATTCGAGTAACTTTGGCACGACGAAATCCACTTTATGGATTTCAGAGGGTCATCCGGTTGACCGGAAATCCGGCAAGCGGTTGAGTGGTGGGCCATTTCATGTGACCCACACCGGACCGTATTACGAGTTCGGTCACGTCAACAAAGTGTTCGGAGGCAATAACCTTGAATTATTGTATTCAGGGCCTGTCTACGGACTCCAAGTTAACGACACTGCAACTAAAGAACATTACGATAGTTCCACCCCTGCTGACATGGATAGTTCATCCATGAATGCAGATGGAGCCACCGCTATTGCTCAAGTTGCACCAACGAATCCTACGGCGAACCTGGCGACTACCTTGGCTGAATCTTTCCGGGAGGGAGTTCCCTCTCTTCCTGGGATCCAGTCTTGGGAGCGTCGGACTCGTGCCCTTAAGTCTTTAGGGTCCGAGTATCTTAACTACCAATTCGGGTGGGCGCCACTTGCTCATGAAGTTCATGAGGTTGTGAACGCTGCCCGTTTTCATCGTGACATAATGCAAAATTATCGTCACAACGAAGGTAGGGATGTTCATCGTAGGTTCGATTTCTCTCCTGAGAGTACCGTGCACGAGGTCCAAGTGACCAATGGCAATGCCTTTCTTCCTCTAAATAATACTTATTTATTGGAAGCGGCAGGTGCCGGTGCCGGCACGCGTGTCGTTCGTTGTACTAACGAACGTAGGCGATGGTTCGAGGGCTGTTTTACCTATGGTGGTCCGTCTGATCTTGACAATTTCAGACGTCACCTTGGTTTCGGCTCAGAGGCCGATGCAGTCTTCGGTTTATCGCTGAACCCAGATGTTCTCTGGGAGCTCACGCCGTGGAGTTGGGCCATCGATTGGTTTACGAATGCCGGTGATGTTATTCATAACATCTCCGCGTTCGCAGCCGCTGGTCTTGTGATGCGGTATGGGTACATGATGGAAGAAAACATCAGTACCTATTACACCCACTACTCCGGCTCTAAATGGCGAGTTATGGATTCATACTCTCCAAAAAAGAGTCACGGTGAGTGGATGGGCGGTTGCAAAATCGGACAAACTACCGTCCGAAAGAGCCGCTGCCCCGCTAACCCCTTCGGGTTTGGTGTTGGTTGGGAGGGTTTGTCGCCTACCCAACTCGCCATAACTGCAGCACTCGGGATCACCCGTTTGTTGTAGTAGTATTTACTACACAATCGAGTGGCGCGAGCCACCTATCCTAAGGAGTGTGCCTATGGCACTGACCGATCCCCAGAAATTCAAAGAAGTCGCAGGCACGGAAGTGACCGCCCCTCGTGTTTCGAGTGGCGATTACAAATCTGTGTATGTGACTTCTGACGGCCTTAACAGGCTAACTCTGAGTACTCAAGAGCTATCTTCCAATAGGAAGCGTCATCTGGTGCGTATCGATGTTGAAAAGTTGGCTACCAACATCTACGAAGAATCCAAAAAACAGGCCGTCTCGATGAGTGTTTATCTCGTCGTTGATCGTCCTGATAATGGATACACCGTTGCGGAAGCGAAGAAACTGGTTGAAGGCCTTGTTGGTCTTCTTTCAGCATCTACGTATTCCCTTACCGAAAAGGTCCTCGGCGGGGAGAGTTAGTACACTCCCCGCTCTGGATATTCTCCTCAATTATCTTGAGGAGTCTGATCAGTAAGATGTTATCGACTTTCACTGTCATTTTAGAAGTGATCGTCGAGTCCTTTGAAGAAAGGAGGTAACCATTGCGTGGTGATTATGACTATAATCACGCTTCCTCCGGGCACCATCACGTCGTTACTATCATTCTGATAGTTCTCGTCGCAGTGATGCTCGGTGGTCTTTTCATAGGCCTGAATATCCTTGATCATCTTTGAGATGATCAGTCAGTAGGGATACTGACGGATATTCTCCCTTCAGTGCGGCAGGCTAAGGATAACCACCTCTATTAGGAGGGGCTATGAAAAGCCTGATAGCACTCTGGAATGTGTTAGCCAATGAATTGGCTAGCAGGTGTAGCACTAGCACCACCAAGGACGTTAATACCGTCCTAGGTCGGACCGAACACGAGGGTTTATCGTTTCTAACGATTACCCTTCCAACCTATGGAAAAGACTTTCAGTATTGTCTTGACCAAGGGTTCGTTGTTCCCAAATCCTTTCTTTCTTTTCGAAAGACCGGATCATGTCTCCCCTCATTTTTGAGAGGTTTCATGGAACAGGTGTTCGATCCTGGTACTGGTGTCCTTTTGGATGAGCCGGATATAGAATGTATCTATGCTATAAGGCAATTGACTTTGACCTTTAGCAAGATCCTTCTACCATGCACTCCTGAGAGGGAGCGCGCGGCTTTGTCCGACTATGTCCAATGTGATAAGGAGGTCGAAGATGTTGAATCCACTCTCCCTAATTCTGATGTTTCTGAATTTGGGCGTATGGCTCAACTTTTGTTTGGAGATGTCTTCTCACGTTTAGATAGTGATATCTATAATGAGCGGATTATTCCCAAGCATGGTCCTGGTGCTGTAGCTGAGAAACTCACCAGTAATGGTAAGTATCGAAGCAAGTACTGGACCACCCGTCTGGAGTCTGTCTTCCATGTTGGAGACTTTCTCTATCCTAGTCCACGCCATATTGGTGTGGATTATGAGTCAGATGGGATCGACTTCCTGGAACCCGGTTCCGAGCTACCCGCTAGGGTTATCTCGGTTCCTAAGACGCAGAAGACGCCACGCATCATTGCAATTGAGCCCTCTACTGTGCAGTACGTGCAGCAGGGGATTCTTGAGCGATTGATGCATTATATTCATTCGAGTTTTTTGAATGAATTTATCGGAACTCAGAGTCAAGAGCCTAACCAACTCCTGGCTCAGAGTGGTTCCCTTACAGGGAATCTTGCCACGCTCGATCTGAGTGAGGCTTCCGACCGTGTGTCTTCTAAGCTCGTTAGGACTCTCATGCATCGACATAACCTCTCACAAGAGGCTGTTTTTGCCTGTCGGTCCCAGCGGGCTTCTGTTCCTGGCCAGGGTATAATTACCTTAGCCAAGTTCGCGTCTATGGGTTCTGCTCTTTGTTTCCCTTTCGAGGCGATGGTCTTTTTGACCATCATCTTCCTCGCAATAGAGAAAGAGCAAGGACACCGGTTTTACAAGAAATCTGAGATATCTCAGTTTCTTGGTCAGGTGCGCGTCTACGGGGACGATATTGTTGTTCCCGTCGACGTTGTGCATACCGTTGTCGACCTACTTGAGCACTTCGGTGCCAAAGTGGGTCGCCCGAAGAGTTTCTGGAACGGTAAGTTCCGGGAGTCTTGCGGGAAAGAGTACTACGCCGGCCAAGACGTTTCAATTGTCAAGGTTCGACGTAAGTTCCCTTTACATCGGCAGCAGGTTGCTGAGGTGGTGTCACTTGTGGAACTCCGTAACCAGTTTTACCAAACTGGAAATTGGGTTACCGTCAAGTGGCTAGATGAAAGGATCGAAAGGATAGTTGTTCACTACCCTAAAGTCCTTTCTAGCTCCCCAGCGCTTAGTCGTCACTCCTTTCTTGGTTATGTTGCTGAGAAAGAAGACGAGCACCTCCACAGGCCTTTGGTTAAGGCTATGGTGGTGTCATCTAAATCCCCTCGGGATCCTCTCGAGGGTTCAGGTGCTTTGCTCAAGTACTTTCTTAAGCGTGGCGTAGAACCCACGTTTGATGAGAGTCACTTGGAACGTGCTGGACGTCCTCGTAACGTCTACATCAAAACGAGGTGGGTACCTCCTTTCTAAGGAGATCCCTGGACTAGTCTATTAATTAGACTAGGCCCTTAATTGGGCCTGGGAGATCTGTTGATCTCTGTGAGTGTTGTACACACTCACTGGGAGATGCACGCTG